TTCATTATCCACAGTTCTGATACCCACTGCACCTTTAACTATATAAGCAGCAGCAAGAGTAACAAGCTCTTTAAGCTCTTTTACATCACCCTTGAATAGAGCTGCCATATCAAGAGAAACCTCACTGTCATCAGTGTTCTCTTTCATCACCCAAACCTTGTCCTTATATACAGCAGGACCCGGAATATTCAACCACTGAATAAGGAAATCAACCAAGAATTCCTCACCTTGCCATGCAAGTCTGTAGTCAGCACTGATATTGGCTGGTCCAGAAGAGTATTGTGGAATAGACTTAGACTGTACTTCTTCTTTTGTAGCCCATGCAGTTCTACCAAACTTATCAATAATCTGATATTTGCCACTATTCTGACCAACTTTGTAATCCTTAGTCAGCATAAAGCTGATAGGAACAAGCAATTCAATGCCATTGTTCAACTTAGCCTCAGGAGCAGTCTTTGCATAGAATACCACCCTTACCTGTTCCTTACCTTCATCAGTTTTACCAACATACTCAGGCTCATTCTCAATCTCTCTACCTGTGAGAGCTTCTAATTCTACCTTAGTAGGATTTACAGCTACAATATTGAATGCAGCCATACCTTTGTACATCTTGAAAGAACCCTCAACTGATTCTTTACCTACCTTAACAGCCATGAAACTTTTGTTTAAATTCTTCATCTTAAATTACTGATTTTACGTGATTAATCCTTGAAAGGCATCTCATCTGCCACTTCTCCAAATGGATTTGCAGGTGCTACCTCTTCTGCCAATGCAACTGCCTCAGATGCAGGTACTTCTACCTCTCCTACAACCTCTTCTGAAACTTCTCCTTCTGGAGCTGCTTCTGCTACTACCATGATACCAGCAAGAACTTCCTCAGAAGTGAAGCCACCAGTCATAGTCTTGATAGGAGCCTCAAAGCCTTCAATGGCTTCATTGATTACACCCAGTTCTTCCTGTGCTTTCTCAATCTTCTCTACCAGTTTGTCCCTTTTGGCTCTCAAACTCTTAGTGTTCTGAGCTGTTCTTTTAACAATTGCCAGTTCAAACCTACTTAACTCTTTCATAATGTTCAATTTATAAAAATTATTTGTCTTTGCCCTATTTCATTGGGCTTACTTTGAAGTTTATTTATGGTGTATTTCTTTTCATGATACTCTAATGCCTCTATAAAGAAAGGCTCGAATATCCCCTGTTTCAAGAGAATAGTGATGAATACTGTTGTTTCATAATAAGGCTTACTATGCTCCAAACAGTAATTCACCAACAGAATATTTATGTCCATTTCAGTCAGTCCACCAAAGGCTACAAGCCTACTAATCCTGACTACTTCATCTCTACCCATAGTATTCCTGTGCTTTCTTAACTACAAGACCCAAATCATTGGGAATATATAGAGGAAACATGCCAACAGGACTCTTTGCAGGATATACTCCATCATCATTGGTAACAAATTCTCTGATGGATTTCTTCTCTTTAGAATCAAAAGAAGACTTACCATAAAGAACCACTTCAAACTTACCCTCAGGAGTAATATATGAATCAACCATGTTACCAGTACTCTTATATTTATAGGAGATACTATCACCATTCTTGTCTTTATACTCTTCATAATGAGCAAGACAAATCATGTTCTTGTTTTCTGGTACAAGATTGATTGCATCAAAGATTAATCCCATTCCATAACCAATCTGTTTAGGAGTGTCCCAACCACCTTTCATTGCATTCTTCATATAGAAATCCTGACTGATATAATTCATATCATCCAGTACTATATTGGTGAAAGGAGATTGTGGGCTGGCTAACATCTCAATGATTTGAGCAACTTCTTTGGCATCATTGGTTATAATTCTGTTACCTTTACCAATCTCCTTAAGAGTAGTAACTTGGTACTTACTTCCACCACCCCTGAAAGGTAAAGGTTTATTCACACAACTTATCAAATAAGTTACTTTAGGGTCCAACCCTTTCAATCCAAGCTCTGGTATCTCCCCAATAGAGGTTGATTTACCAAAACCTGACTTAGCTAAAATCAATGCTTTCATTCTTCTTATTTAAAATTTTAGTCTGCAAATGTAATCAATTTAATCAACCTGTGCAAATTCATCTTCCACTTTCTTACTCTGGCTTTTCTTATAGAGACATTCATGAAAGTATAGTTAGTCCTCCTTCTTACAACTGTCTCAATATACTCAAGACATCTTTCCAGTTCAGGCTTATTATTGGGTAGTGGAAGCTCAGTAAATGTACTCACTGCTCCATCAAAGAACAGTGGACATATTTGACCTCCTGCTCCATTATCTCTATCCTCAATAACCTGCATGAACCTTATATTGTTTTTGAATTTGGTCACATCATAACCTTCATATTCCCTTAGACCATACTTAAATGGACTATACAAACCAAGCACCAGATTTGCATCTCTGGTGGTAGTCTTACAATCTGCAAGACCATCTGATGAAGGCATCATCTTATTCAACTTCTGATTTTCAATTCCTTCCTGAGCCTGAGTTTGATGCTGGATTGCAGTGATATTAAAATCAAACTGGTCTCTTTGAGTGATGAAATATTTACTCATCTTCTCAATAGTCTGCATTTTATTCATACCACTCTCCTGCATAAGATTTGAATAGTTGTCTAAGATAATTTCTACATATTCATCACTATCATTTGGTTCATAATAGTCTATTACATCTCTCTCCTCTTCAAGCCCAGCTTCATTCTTCATGATAACCTTCTTGAAGTGGAACTTTCCTCTACTCAAAGCAAAATTCCTACAATACTTATTAATACCTGTAGGATTTCTCTCAGAGTCAATATAGATTACAGTCTCCTTAAACTTCTGAATATATGTCACATATCTTTCAGATGCAAGTAAGTCTAATATCTCTTGAGGAACTGGTCTATCAGCAGAAGTACTCTTCAAGTCAGTTGGACTTATTCTTATTTTATCAAGCCTATATAATAGGTGGCATAAGAACTCATAGAACTTTTCTTCCTTACCCATTTCAAGGGTAAAATAGAGTATCTTCAACCTTAGTTGGTCAGGGTGCTCAATTGCATAGAAGAAGGGTTCATAAACAAGCATATAGTCAGCAAGTTTTGATTTTCCTCATACCACTATAGTTTTCACTACACATGACTTTAACCACAGTTGAAAGCCACAGCAAAGCATCATGTTTTGTGGTCTGGACTATGTCTTCATCCTATTATTAAATAGGAGCACCTGCATTTAGTCTCTGGGGCTGAATCTATACTCAAGGTATAGCCTATGCCTCCTCAAGTTGGCATATCAATTTCTTGACTTAGCTTCCGAGGATATTCAGGTGTTACATCTATAGATTACTCTATAGTAGGGCAGTGCCTATAATTATTGTATTTGGTATTTTGTTTGTTAGATTTAACTTCAAGAGGTGATAACTGCTCAAGTTTATAAGAAAACCTATAGCCCTTACATTGTTGATAAGTTCCATTAGTTACCCTACATATACTTGAAGGAGAGATACCTAATTTAGTAGCTGTATCTTTCAATCCCAAAGGATTTTCAAATAACAGATTTCCATCTAAGTCATAAACATACAAAGTAACAGGGTTAAAATTAAAATCAAGTTTTCCTTCTTGATGTAATCTTCTCCTTTGTAAGTTTTATGATTCAACTTATTTTCTATACAATAAATACCTGATACTTTTAAATCTCTTGTTATTTTCTCCATATTATAATATATTTGTCAGTGCAAACATAAAACAATATTCCCAATTACACAATAGATTAAATAAATTAGTTAGCTTTTACCTTTTGATTTGCAGTAATAATGTTATATCTTCTTTTCTCTATTCCTGGGAGCCATACTCTTAATCTTGGGAAAGACAATGGAATACAATTTATCTTGCCATCCAGTATCCTCTGCCTTCGGAGTATTAACTTCTCCAGTGCTCTATCAAATGAATCCTTCTCTTCCATATCAATTTAATGTAGATGTCCAATTATCAGTGAGGTCACTTTCCTGACCAGCATTTTCAATGTAGTTAGCCAGTTCTGAGATAGGTACTTTAGTACCATCCTTTACCTCTTCTTTCCAAATGAAATATTGAAGCAATCTCATGAACTTATACTCTCCATTGAAGCCAGAAACATAGGCTTGAGTTGCATTGATGATTTGTTCATCAGTGTAATCATTCCCATACTTCTTAAAGAAAGTCTGTAACTTCCTCTTAATATCAGTTTTATTCCCTCTCCAATACTGATTGTTGAAGTTCTTTCCTTCTGGATAAATGGATTGAAGTTGAGGTACTAATGTTTCAATTCTTTGATTGAAGTCATCAGTCCCAACAGACTTATCAGAATCAAGAATGATATTATTGACCACATTATTTCCCATAGAAGTTACAAATAACCCTACAGGAAGATGTGTTTCCCTATCATAACTTGTACTAATAAGTCCTTTTTTCTTCAACTCACTTTCAGCAGCATTGAAATCTACATTGTTTTGAATAGCTATCATAAGTAAGACCTCTCCAAGAGAAACCCCACTCTTTTTAATAACCTTGTCATTCAATGAGATTGTCATACTCCTATCCAATTAGCAATTCAACATGAGCTTTCTCAACTTTCACAGCCTGTTCACAAGCCTCCACAGATTCATTCACAAGTGCAGCACAGTTCAAGAAATATTTCTCAATTTCTTTATAAACCTTTGCAGCAGTAGCAAATGCTTTACCTTTTGCTCTGGATTCTGCAATCCTCTTACCTGCTTCTTCATTAAAGGCATCTTCTTCATTGCATCTTGCAATAGCCCTCACTTTGAATGTGCCCCTGTTATCTACAAGTGGAAGATTAGCCCACATATTACAATAAATATAATCCCATGCAGGATGCTTACACAACTGCATATCACACTCCAGAACACAAACTACTACCTTCTTTTCAGGATTTACAATGTAGTTTGTTTTAGTAATCTTAACTCTGTTTCTCATACTTTTATTTCACTTAAATTTGTTTTCACAACCAACTCTGGATTATAATCCTCAAGCATCTTTTCAACTAACTCCTCTTCCCTTGTACCACTAAAGTATGGGATAATAATGATGGGGTCTTTGTGCCTGAGTATTCTACCCAATCTTTGTTTGATGATAATATCACTACTGTTCAGATTAGCATATAAACCAACTCTGCAATCTACAAGGTTCATACCTTCATTCAACATATTACATGCTGTGATGTGGTCCAACTCCTTATGATTAAACATGTCAAGTACCATAGAGGATTCTTTGTTCTTACTGTTAATACAGTTTTCCCCTAATATTTCTGTCTGCTCAATAGAACTACAGAATGTAAGTACCCTTTCTGATTTCAGCTTCTCCAGAAGAGATAAGATAATAGGGTTCTTTAATTGTGAAAGGAATTTGAGCCTTTGACCTGCAAGGAATAACCATTTTGTCTTTACTCCTTCATTTCTTGTTCTCATATACTGCCTCTTCCAGAACTCTATCTTGCTTCCTAACTCTATCACATACTGTAACTCAGTGCACTTAATATGCACTTGAATAGATTTATCCTTAAGATACTGCCATCTGTCTTTATATAGACATTCCTTGACAATCTTAGCCTTAGGATGTTCAATCATAGTATGTACAGCATGTGTATTATCCAGTTTAAGAGGGATTAGAAATACTTTAGGGTCAGGAAGAATTTCATTGTCTATAGCTTCCTTCATCTTCACTGTATAACACTGAAAATCAGGAAACAACTGACTTAGTTCCCACTTCATATCTCTGGTAACTGTAGCTGAAAGCATGATAGAATGATATATAGTCATAGTAGATACAAATTCCCTGCATCTTTCTGACATGTGCTGTACTTCATCAAAGATTACACAATCCCATTCTTCCTCTACATGTTTATTCAACCCAACATAAGTACTGAATTGCACTCTTTCAACCCAAGATTCAAGTCCCCATTTGATAAACTCCTCTTTCCAGTTATTTATCAGGACTAACCTTGGAATTACTATAAGTATGCTACTGGGGTTATCCCTTAAAGCCAAATCAATGCCTATCTTAGATTTACCAAAGGAAGTAGGTAATTGAAGCAAGATACTTTGAGATTTTATCTCAAGAATTTCCTTCTGTACTTCCTTCCTGTCTATTTTGCTCTTCTCTGAATACATAATAATTTTTACATTTTACTCCTTATATTCATTATCTCTTACCTGAGCCTGTTCTCTATCCATATCTCTTTACTATATTCTTTAGTTTTTCTACATATTGCGGGTCTTCCGCATAACCTATTTTAATCAAAAATTGATAGTAATCATCCGGGGGTTTGTATCTATATTGTATGTAATTGAGATAGGCAACCACACTCTCACTCCAGTGGTCAAACTTGTAATAATCACCTTTGTAACTATTGTAGAGTCCAAATAAGTTATTGTACTCCTTGCAGACCTTAGACCTGAAATGACCTGTCTCAAGAATAGCCTGAGCATATACAATGTTCTTATGTTTAACATTATAATACTCTAAAGCCTCCATAAGATAATCATCAGGAGCCTCTGATAGTAAGAACTCTGGTTGTTCCAATCTCAACACATCCACCTTTTCAGGTTCCTTGTGCTCCTCTTGATGGTCTATATAGTATAAACCATATAGACCACCAATCAGTAAGAGCATAAGGATATTATATACCCTTTGTTTCATAACATTTGTTTTACCCACTTCTTCTTAGTTAAAACTCTCCCTTTACTCATATTTCCAATAGTTTTATGTAAGTTCTTCCACCATCCTTATCATACCATAGCAATAGTATATACTTGTTATAGCTTGTGACTAAATCAAAATAAGGGTGGTATCTAGCAAAAGTCTTTATTAGCAAGACAATACCCAATAATCCTACTATAATTAATACAAATAACATACTACCTACACTATAAATGATTTAATTGTCCAATACAGCATAGGTGAAACTCACTCCACCAAGCTCTTCCACAATCCTTTTAAGATGTGCTTCAAGCCTCTGTTTCTTAGTAAGTCTCTTCCAATCTATTGCTTTCACAAAGTAAGGAGCTTCTTTTCCTGTCATGTAGTCATAAGCATCCATACTAAGATTGAGTGATTGACTAGCAGGCTTACACTTTCTGGTCTTTACAGTAATGGTTTCAGCATCTTTCTTACCATCCTTAAGACCTTCTACTCTCATATTGAAAGTGTCATAACCTGTGCCTACTTTTTCTTTCTCAAGAGCTTTAGCCTGCTCTTGGCTCAGTATCACACTACCTTGTAATGTGACACTGAGACTCACTTTGATTTCATTATTCATCTGAATCTTTGTCTTTCAGCATAGCTCCCATAAGAAGTGTACCCAACATGGCTTCTGAACCTTCCCCTGCCAAATTCTTAGCTGTAATACCAAGAACAATCTTTTGCTGTTGGTCTGCAATGAATTTCTGCAAGTCCATAGGCAGAGTACCAAGTAGATAAGTAATTATAATAGCCTTACTCTGGTTGTTTTTTAGTTTGCCCAATTCAATTAGGCAGTTATCCAACACATCTTCTGCATTGGTATCACCTGTCTTTTTACCAATGTCAATTACACCTTCCCTCACATCATCCATTACTTCTTTAGGAAGTGGATTGTTAAGACCTAATTTCTTTTTCATGTTTTCTGCGAAGCTCTCAGCTCCACTCTTTTCATTTTTCATTGTTTTTTTCTTTAGTAAAACATATCTTAATTATCACAAGAATGTGCATAAAAAGAAAAGGCTACCAGTAATAAAACCAATAGCCTTTAAAAGATAGAATATTCTACAACACCTTTGAAATTGTTGCCCCTAAGGACATAAGTTGATTAAAAAATCTACTCCTTTCTTACTTTAATTTACTCTAATTTATGTATAATATTGAAGTAAGTGTTGTATATCACTAATCTTTGTGTGGGGGGAATTGGACTTGAACCAATGACCTATAGATTTTCCTGCTTATTGAAGTAACTCTGTTCCACACTAACATATTACTGTAGAACCTTAAACAGAGTATAATTTTCATTCTATTGCTCTACCAACTGAGCTATCCCCCTATAAAAATAAAAGACATCATAGAATAGTGCAAAGAGTAATATTGCCATATAACCATTAGGAAGTAACTCTTTGCTTCACTAATGATGTCTTTGTAAGATATGCCATAGAACATTTAACAGATTATTGATGTAAATCTGTAATACACTAATGGCATTATAAGTTAATGTTGTAAGAACAACTAACAGACTATTGTTTGGTAAACTATATCCATATTAGCTTGAAGTAAGTCTATTATACACTATACAACATTATATTTTACTGTTCCTCAAACTTATTCTGCAAGCCTTCTAAAGCTGCAATATAAGTTAAGAAATGTTCTGACCAACCTGAAATCTCAGCAGTATATCTGCCTCTATAATTCACCCCCTTTATATTGGTAGATACATCACAAATGTAATTGTAAGTACCAAAAGGCTCAGGAAGGATAGTTTTACCATAGTAATAATCCATATCCTGTGAATCTGATAAAATGATGATTCTATCAAAGTGGACATCTTTAAACTTGGCTTTACACCAGTCTAAACATTGTTTAGTGAATATACCTCCACTACCAATATTACCTCTTGTGTCCATGATTTGCTTGAATACACCAAATCCCTTTTGGGGATATTTGATATGTTCAGATGCTTGCTTTCTTAGGGCATCTGTACCTGCTGTAGCCACAAGTTCATAGTCCTCACATTGATTAATAGCTAACATAGCCATTGCACATGCTTGGTCCATTCTATTGAACTGTGACCTACCAGAAGTAAGACTACCCATAGAACCACTAACATCTACTATAAACAAGGTTTTACCCGGAAGTTTAGGTAGATTCTTATATGATTCCAACATAGCATCTTCAATATCTCTGCTGAACTCAGGGTTCATTCTTTCAGCCTTTAAGAAGTCAAGAGGCAATAACATTGATGATTTGAGTCTTGTCAATCCCTCAACAATAACTCTCCTATCAACATCTGCTTTCTTCATGTTATTTATGTTCCTCAACATAGCCAAACCACCAATCTTATTCTCAAAGATTAGTTTAGTCCAAGTTTCTTTCCTGTCTTCACCAGCAGACAATAACACTTCCCATGTTTCAGGGGGTGTAAGAGTTCTGTCAGCTACTTTTTTGAATAACTTGGTTTCATAATCATTGTTTGGCTTGGGTCTGCATAAGAACATAACATCTCTCAGCTTAATGGCTGCATCCCTGTCATATTTAGCCAGCTTATATTCATTGAAATTATGAAAGGCAGCACTTAATCCTTTCTTAGCTTGGTTACAGATGGGCTTTTTACCATCCTTCCAATATAATGCCAAGAAATCTGTAAGCATATCAGCCCTTGTAATAATCTTAGGTAACAAGTCAGCCACAAATAGTTTATGTTCAGGATATTTACACATTTCCACTGCTATAAACAGAGGTATATGTCTCAACTTCTGCATTAACCTTGCTTCAAGAACAATATTATACACATTAGCAGCAGGACACAAAGGTATCAATCTTTGAATTTCTTCTGCTACCTTCTTACCATCCATATATGCAACATCTTCCCAAAGAAGATTAGCTAATACTGCTCTCCTCAATAATTCTACATCACTCTGTTTAGCTGCCAATGCACCTGAACCACCAGCCAGTCTTTCTGTATCCAACTTTGAAGTTGGTTTCACTAATGGATTTAACTTTCCCATAGAATTGTTTCTTTATTTAATTGACACTGCAAAGATATGTCAAAGGTTTCATATATGCAAATATGTTTCCACCTTTGACATTCTTTTGTTATTTAATACCAAATCTCAGGCAAATAATCTTTGCCATACTCAAATGTTGTTTTCATCTAAATCAGGATGTTTAAATATTAAGAATCTGCAAGCACAAGCTACTATTAAATGTTGTACACCTGTTGCAGCTAATACTCCTATTACTATCAGGTTCCAATCAGGTAATGATTGCCAGTTAATGAACCATAATGCACATAGGAAGAATGTAATCCAAGTAGAACTGCAATATATACAGTAACCAAGAGGATAAGATACCCACCTTCTTAATTTATCTGCAAAGGATAATTTGTAATATATACACTCTTCTTCCAAATCATCTTCAAGTTCAGCCCAAGGTTTAAGTACTCTATAATAAAATCCATTGAACATCATTCCCTCAGCCTTAAGACAATTCCTATAGAATATGCCCAACAATCCTCCTATTATTCCAATTAGGATAAACTCACTTATTAGCTGTACCATAGTTATCTTTTCTTTTTCTATAAGCTGCCTTCATATCTTTATTCATTTACTATTTCCCAACCTTCCTCAAGAGCAGGATTATCTGTAATATCTGTCTGTAAGTCATTCTGAAAATCTTCATCTGACAAAGCTATGCCATCTTTATTATGCCAGTATCCACAACCCTCACAGAATGTTACCCAGAAGGGTTCATTATCATTACTCTCCATTAATGGATGTGTAACTCTATGAGACTTAGCTGCCTCAAGCATTTCTTTGTAGTTCATAATTAGATATAATATTTTAATGTTTCTTGTAATGCCATTTCAAGAGCTTCTTCATAAGTGGGATAATCTTCATAGTCCCCATCAATATTTATAAAGCCTTCCATAGAACCAGTGGTATATGTCCAAATATTATTGTCTTTAGCAATAACATTAATGATTAGCTTATGAACATCTCTTAACCACTTTTGAGCTAATGACTGGGTAGGAGCTATCAGATTATAGGAAGTATTACCATTTTTGTCCAATTCTATCTGATTTAATAGATGGTCCTCTGTATCTAATCCTCCTTCACAGCCTATAAATAACTGGATACTATTGTCTTGAAGAGTAAAATGTTCATTATCCATATCATAATGATAGTGATAAAATGATTTACCATTAAATCCTTTTTCTTTCAACAGCTTAGCTGTCTCCAGAGATACTAAAACTTCTTTCATATATTATGTTTATTAAGAGTTACTTCTAATATGCTTTGATTCTTTACTAAGAACAAAGTTCAATCTAAAAAAAAAGGAGACCTATATTCACATACCAGCCTCCTGTAGCAATATTACTATTGCCCGAACTAAAATTGAGTACCCTCACCCAGAGTTGAACTGGGGTCTATTTCTTAGGAGGAAATTGTTCTATCCACTGAACTATGAGGGCTTCTATATTATAATAGATTATTTATTATCCACTTAACAGCTCTACTATGCCATCTATTATCTTTTCTCACTAATAGTCTGTTAGCTTTAGGGAATATATCTATTATACCAAAGTTAGTAGTAGTTATAGTGAACTTATCCACTGACCTTTCAATATATGTAACTTTGTCACACTCTTGTAATTTTGGAAGAGTTTTCAGACAAAACTTATTATATTTGTTCTCTCTAATTTCTCTCTGATAGTCTCTGAAAGCTCTAAAATCATCTCCTAAATCTCCCATATCTTTCTTGTATTAAATAGTTTAAAAAGAAATTGAGTAGCTGTGTTTCACAACATGAGCTACTCTTTAATTAACCTTATATAAAGCACATACCTATAATTTATCATTAAGATGGTTGAAATATTTACTTAATGTAAGTATCTCAAGCTCCTCTTTGTTAATAGTTTTATAACACACAAATACAAGTGCAGCTATAAGTATTGTACCATAAAAGAAATATCCTTGGTCATAAATACTATCTACACCCATCATGAATATCATGGTTACAAGGATAGTCATGTATAATAACACACCCTTGAATATCATTTCAATCTTCTTCATATTTATGGATATTAGTAGTTGGATAAAACAGGTAAAGAACACCACAGACTACTGTTACTATTGCTATAGTCTCAGTAACTGTACCACACATAGCAGATAATACTCCCATTATTGCTATAAATCCGAATGTATTTTTCATTTTAAGAATAATGTATTTTTCATTTTAAGAATTCTGTTACTGTAATAATATCATATTTAATGTGATTCAATAATGCCAAGTGCTTAGCTTCTTCAACTGTATTTGCATAAATATCCCCAACATTAATAAGGTTGTTACCTATGTGTTTATACAGGGTGTACCTATTATGCTTCAATAATTGAGTATATTCTTTTAAATCCATTATCTTTTTCTTTTATATTTATTGAACTCTTTTCTTGCAATATCTCCTTTGGAGAATGTCTGCATAGTGATGCTATTGTTTGATGCAATTACTATTGACCATTCAAAAGCATGTGTCCCAAACAGTGAAACTGTTCTACCCAATTGGTCTGTAACTGTAGCTCTTAATGTAGAGTTGCAGTTATTTCTGTTGTATTCCTTTGCCATAATTATTTTATTAATCTTAATAACTCTCTGGTAGATTGAGGTTTATTTCACCATAGAATGATTGAATATACAAAGGATTGTCTTTGTGAGCTTCTGTAGAATCAACCTTTTGATAAAGGTTATTGCAATAGCTTAAAAATTTTGAATGTCCCATATGTTTATAAATTAATTTGTTAATAATTGAAGCACATACTGGATTTGAACCAGTGACCTTCACAATAACTACCTTTAATTAATCATTATGTGATGTTCTAACCACTGAACTAATGTGCCCTTGATATTGATGTATTATACTACCCATATAATATTCCTTAAATAGGCTGACTGTCTTCTTAATATTCCTTCTAATTATTCCTTTACTCGGTTAATAGATATGAGTCCCTCTGGGTTACTGGATTACCTCTTCTGTTGATAATTATGTCTTAAGTATTAATACTACTGACTTTTGTCTCAAGCAGGACTTACAGGATGCCATTCTCTACATATTATTTCATCTTTCAGGTGGATGTTTGTTTAGTTTCCTAAGTGGTCAATACTTACAGTATAACCCCATCAAATATCTTATTTTTATCATTTAATTTAATCTAATCTAATATATATTGGTTCTCTTTTAACACATTTTGATGGCATGTGTTCTGTCAAATGCTACTATTATTCACATTTGATTGCCTAAATTAGCCCATTGGTATGCTTACTGTGTGCTTATTATATGCCTTTTTGTGGTCCAATTAAACTAAAAGCACTGTTTAGTCTAACAATGTAACCAGTAAATTCAGTTATTCTATTACTCCCATAGAAAGAAAAAAAGAGTAAAGAAAGGACATTTGAGACATTGTTTTTTATGCATTTTAATCCAAATTCTAATGCAATAAGATTAACTACTTAAATGCAATAAGATTAACTACTTAAAGTCTACAACTTACTATCTTCAAACATAGAAACTCTCCCACTACTATCTATACTCCAGTAGAGAATAAAGAATAATAGTAGGAGAGTATGTAGTATTTTACACTTGCATCCAGCAGTTAGCTAACCAAATAAAGGTAGAACCAGCATGTTCCAAGAACCAACTATTATCCTTGGTATATTGCTTATTCAATGCTTCTTCACTTGAAATCTTTGATGTATGACCATCTAACCAAATTATTTTGTCCATAACTATTAATGTTTAAAAAGATACTATTTAATGCTTAGAAGAATAAAATAGAAAAGAGGGTAAAGCCATCCTTCATTTAGAATGTTGCTAACACTGGTGCACCACCAGTGCCTTCTTCATGCAATAGCCAGAATGTGCTACCATCAGGTGCTTCAACATTTGATACCATTGGATGTGTAGGAATACCTTTCACTGCAACAGCTCCTGTCTTAGCACCAAAGGTGAAGAACAGCTTGTTGGTCTTAGGATTTTGTTTCACTTGGATTTTGTCTACATGTTGAGCTGCTTTAAACTGTTCAACTGTCAATGTCTCACAGAATTTTAACTGATTGTCCATAATACTTAATGTTAAATTGTTAATGAATAATTGTTTAAACCACGGGGGTGGAACCCCACTGGCTAAGTGATGGGGGAGGTGGGGTTGGTGTATATTCTCCTCATGACTATGAATCAAAAAAAAAAAAGATTAAAAAAAAAATTA